ACGGTATTCTACACCCAGTCGTTTGGGGAAGAACGGACAATCGTGGTAACTCGACCAATTGAAGTTGGTATTGTCCATTTGATTCTTGCGATGTTCAATTACTGCCGTCTGCATCTCTGGTGGCAATCTATCTAAGAAACTATTGCCAGACTTGACCTCATATTTATGTCGGGCCATAAGTTCGTCAGTATTAACAGGATTGCTATTATGAACAAAGTAAAAGTTATTTGCATTAGGATAGTCCGCAGGTACGTAATACATTCTAGCGAGGTCTTTAGTCTGTGGATCTCCGATCTCTCCAAGTTCTTTATTGAGTGCGTACCAGAAGTGTTTGATTCTGTCTTGCGGTATAGAACTGTCAAGATCGAAAACAAGTCTGAACTTCGGTTGACTAACCGATGAACTAGCAGTACTGTAACAAATAAAAGACCAACGACCAAACCGATCAACCAACTCATTTTGAATACCTCTTATGGATGGATCAGAAAAGGTATAGTCATCAACATCAACAGCACACCAATTGCCCCAATGAGTAACAGATTTATTGCTACGTGTAGTACCTTCCTGAAACACAGCAGGAGTAATAAGAGGACTAGAATTTCTACCACCTTTCTCACCTTTTTGATTAGAGAGCCCGAATAACAAATCATCGAACTCCGTCCAAGTATCTACAGAGACGGTTCGATGAGTCTTGTTATCAAACTGATTTTTAAATATAGTTAATTCGTACATGGGTTCCATTATACCATACCATCATATAGTTTGTCAAGCATTATCCAAAGAAATCTTCCAGACTCGCCTTGGGTTCATCTTCCCAACCGACCGCATCTAGAATTGGGGTCAGTGGATCTAGGAATGTTTTGTTGAACATTTTGTCGTAGTCTATGTATGGGTGCAGATCTAGTTCCTTGGGTAGGTTGAGTGGATACGAGATCACGTTCTCACGCAGATGGTTAGGCATCTTGAGGTAAACAAACTTGACCTTCGACCCATTCTTGATTAGTTCGTACCTTTTACTTAGTCCTTTACTAACTACCGCATCGTTGTACATCAACGCACCACGCACGTGGATTGGTGTGCCTTTGGTGTAGATAGTTTTCTTGTCCGACCACTTGACCACGTCCGAGACCCCACGTGGAAACGAGATATCTTCGGGAGGCATCTTCTTGAACTCCGCCTTGAAGTCAGAGATATATTGTTGTGTCTCCAGTTCAGTACCGTTAACGATCACACCGAAGACCTCCTTGAACCGTTCACGCACAACCTGTGGAGTACTAGACTTGACCGCCTCGATACCCATCATCTTGAGTTTGGGTTCTGCGTACTGGACACCCTCGTTGTTATGTACGTTTAGAATGTAACGTTTCTTTGCCACCCAGATACCACGATCTGCAATTACCTCACGTTCCATCTCCATGCGATTCTCATACGCATTGGTGGTCTCTGCCAGTTCCGCATACGATTCACGCAAAACTTTCTCGAAGTGTTCGTGACAGATCTTGTCTAGGAACTTGACAGGGTCTTTGGGTTTGAACTGGTCAACCAGATCAACCATCTTGATGTAGACCGAGTCAGTGTCCATCGCAATCACATAATCTTTGTCGGTCTTGAGAAGTTTCTGCATCTCATTGTTAACCGCACGTTCTGCCCACTTGATCGACAACTGACCAGCCATGGTGATAGACTCTGCCACTCGTTGATCAAAGTAACGGAACCACCGATTACCTAGCGCACCGTACAGGGAGTTCATAAGAATCTTGATCGACATCTGTTGGTTGTCTAACTGGGCAATCTTGTTGGTCAGTTCCTTGGTCGGGTTCTTCTCGAACTCTTGTTTCGATTCCAACATTTGTTTCTTGATAATCTTACGTTCATCATAATACTGTTTAATGATGTTGGGGACGATACCTTGTTTCTCTTTAGAGAACTTAGAACCAGTTGGTGCGAGAGTATAGTCGCCTTGGTGAGTGACCTCACGGTTAAGGAACTTCTCCACCGATACGTCATTGACGAATCCGTCCAGTACAGTTTCGGGTGACATGTTGTACTGAACAATGATGTTTGGATACAGAGATGCAAGGTCAAACGATGTGACCCACTCGTGCGACCCGACCTCTGGATCTTTTACGTAACCACCCATGAAGTCAGACTTGGGACGTTCTACCTTGGGCGGACACGCAATCATTTTACGCATCAGTAGTCGGTAGATGATACTGTCCCAGATATTGGTAGTACCAAGGGCATCGATATAGTTCACACCACCACGATAGGCCATCGTCATACACAATTCGATCAGTCCGAGTTTCTCGTCCAGTCTATCTACGAGTTCCACGTCCTTGATGTTATAGTCAATGAACTTCTGGAAGTCGTGTAGGTACAGAGAGTGAAGTGAACCATGTTCTTCATAGGACAGTTTGCGTTCACCCAGAACCACGTGAGCAATGTTATCCAGTCGGTAAGACTCTTGGCGTCCCCACGTATTGAGAGTAAACTTCTTGAAGATCTCAAGGTAGTCTATCTGTTCTACACCAGTGATGTTGTAGATCTGTGACTTCATACCCTCGTCAAAGTAAGAGGATTCCGAGACCAGACCCCACGGTGAGAACTTCTTCGCCTCGTCAAACCCAGCGAGTTTGGTCATGCGGTTGATCAGATACGGTAAGTCAAATGTACGAGAGTTCCAACCAGTAATAATATCTGGTGTGTGTTCTCTCCACCAGTCTAGGAAGTTGGTCATCAAGGTGAGTTCATCTTTACAGACACGGTACAGAACGTTCTCGCCTGCATCGTAGGATTGCATACCCCACACATGATACTCGTCCGACCCACGTTGTTTCATGGTGATCGAGATTACTGGATGGTCTGCCTTAGATGGTTCGGGGAATCCGTCATCAGACTCGACCTCGATATCGATAGTCCAGACTGACACCTGACTCGCATCGAACGGAATCACGCCAGGGAATTTTTCGGCAATATATTGTGTGACATAATTGGTCGTCCCGAAGATCTTGAAGTTCTCAACACCATCGTAACGTTTGGCGAAGTCACCCGCCTCTTTCATGTTACCGAACGTGATCGGTTCCACGTTGGTTCCGTCCAGACCAGTCCACCGTGTTTCTTTCTTGTTCGAGGGAACATACAGTGTCGGTTTGAATGGGATCTTTTTCTTAACTCGTAGGCCGTTTTCGACTCCACGATATAACAGATTGCTACCGTAACGGGCAACAGAAGTATAGAACTCCATGCGGTCTCCTTATAATATAGATGGTATTATAACACAGGGGGCGCAGAATGTCAATCAATTACTTTGAATTTGTCGCTACGTGTCCAAGGTTTTTCTTTGTATACATCTGGGTACTCACGATGGTCTTGAGTGACCTTTAGATCCTTCTTGATCATCTGAGTAGTGGGGGTGGGTTTCCAAGTAGTTTCGTCTACTTCAGGATAAACTTGAAAGGCCCAACTGTTGAAGGTTTGGAATAGTTTATCTCTGCTCTTACCGTGTCGCAGACGTGAACAACATGCCCAAGAATGAATCCACAATTCTTTTCTTGTCCTGTACTCTTTTTTCTTTGAGTAGTGAGACGATAGGTATGTCTTGAATAATCTCTCCATACATCCGTATGGGCCACCATTGATAGGAAAGTTTTGATTTTTCAATAGATCGAATGCTAAATTAGCAAACTCTTTACTAACAGAATAACAACCCATATACAAACCGATGTTGGCATACTCGTGTTCGAGTACATCTATCGTTTCTAATAGTCCACGGAAAACTTCTTCGTGTTGAGGCCAAAGATATGAGTCATGTTCCATAACGTAGAATCTCTCGTCCGTCTCACTACGTTGTCGGAGTAACTCCCAATGGGAACACATACCCGCTCTTTCACTTGGTGAGTGAGGATGATCATACGACTCTTGATCTTGTGTACTGCGGTTATCCATACGCATAAGAGAACGTTGCCAATTGTATCTCGATTGGTGACTATCGTACTCTGGGGATTCTGGAGTGATCGCATCAAACTGTTCAATCTCAATAATATCTGATACACACTCGAAGGACTCTCTTGAAAGTCTTGCATACTCTTCAGAGATTGGGTTGCCTTTCATGACGATTTGATAGAACTTTATTTTTTTCATAATCTTATATAGTTGGGGGGTATCTCTACCCCCCGATTTTATATTATACGAGTGGAGCAAGACACAATGCTGTCACTACAAAACTTGTAATGAAAACTAAAGTCTCTAACACCCAATCATATGATGACCGTAAAGAACGGTCTCTAAGGGTTTTCATACTTAACCTCGAAAAATTAACCTATGTTTATTTTACGAGGACGCTTCTCTTCGGGTAATA